CTGCCGGTTTGTCCGCGTCGCCCGCCGGGCGAAACGCCCGCTCGGCACCGGCTGGCAGCACCGTGGCACAACCAGCCCGGACGACGTGGCCCGGTGGCTCGCCGCCGGCGACAACGTGGGGCTCCTGCTCGGCCCGTCGTCCGGTGTGGTGGACGTCGAATACGACGACCCCGCCGGCCGGGAGCAGCTGGCCGCGTTCGGCGTGCTCGACCTGCCCACACCTACGTGGCGGTCGGCCCGGGGAGAGCACCGGCTTTTCCGCTGGGAGCCGTGGATGCCGGAGTCGGCGGTCGTGAAGTTTGACAGCATCGAAGTACGGCTCGGTGGGCGGGCCGCTCAGTCCGTGCTGCCCCCGTCCCGGCATCCCGATGGTGTGGCGTACGAGTGGACAACCAGCCCCGCGGACATGTCGATCGCCCCGTTCCCCTCCCAACTGCTCGCACGGGAGGCTATGGCATGGGCGTGATCCGCGACGCCGTCCGGGCGGCCCTGGCCATCCTGGTGATGGCGGTCGCGGCCTCCCTGCTCGTCGAGGTCCGGTTTCAGCTGGCCGCGATCGACACGGCAGCCCGGCAGACAGCCGGCCCCGGGTTGTCCGGTGTCCATGGGTTGTCCGCGTCCGGACAATCCGCGGCACAACCAGCCCCACAACCAGCCGGCCCGCTCCACCGGCTCGGCCGGGCGACCCTAGACCTGGCGGACGCCGCCATCGGCGTCATTCGGTAGCTCGGCCACGGCCCGCGACATCGCCACCAGAATCGACCGCCACCCCGGGCTCGGCCACCAGAGATCGAGCAGGATCATGCCGGTGGCCGTGACCGTGCCCCCGAGCACGAGATCCCATAGCGGCCCCGACCCGTGCCGGGCTTCCCACTGCTCGCGGACCTGCGACCGCATGAGCGTCATGGCATGGGTGACCGCGATCGAGTGGCGGCCACCGGCCACCACGGCATCCTCCAGGTGGGCGTGCGGCCAATGCCGGAGCACCAGCCGGCTCAGGGCATCGACCCGCCATGCGTGGGCGTACGTGACCCGCGTGCCCAGCCGGTAGCGTACGTGTGCCTGCAGCTGGACGATCGCGTCGTTCACGGGACAACCCTCACCGGGGCGGGCAGGTGCCCGACGAGCACGTCCCCGATCGAACCGTGCCGGGCTTCGCCCGCTCCGCCACGCACCGCGGGCAGGTGCAGTCGCACCGGGCCTCAATGCGGCCATCCGGCCGCCACAGCCCACGCACGCAGGTGGCCGAGCACCTGCACGCCATCGGCCCCGGCGGGGCCGGGGGCAGGGGCCGGGCCTCCATCTGCTCGATGATCGACGCGCGGGCCACCGCCACCGCCGCAGCCGCACGGGCCGGCTCGGTGGCGATCCGCTCGTGGTCGGCCGACAGCCAGACCAGCATCGAAATAACCCACCGCCACACCATGCTCACGGCTTCACCTCGTCGAGTTTTCTCCAGACGAACATGCACGCCACCGCCCCGAGCACCGAGAGCACGATCCCGGCCGGCCGGTAGTGGTCGCCGCTCACGAGCGAACCGGCCAAACCACCGGCCACCGATCCGATCACGCCGATGGCGATGGTCTGCCACTTGGCGTGCGGCTTCGCGGGCGGCCAGAGCCACTCCGCGATCGAGCCGGCGATCCATCCGAAGACAACCCACACCAGAAGTTGAAGCATCACCATCCCTCCGCGTGGCAGATCATGGTCCGGTCGTCACAGTGTGCGGCGGCGTATTGCTGCTCGACCGGCCGCGGGGCTGGCTCGGCGAACACCGTGACCCACAACCCGAGTTTCGCCAGCCGGGAGACCAGCTTGAGAAACGGCCGCTGGGGCCGGGGGCTGAACGGGTTGACGGGGTCGAATCCCGGGACCGAAGCGGCCAGATAACCGGCCACGAGACACGCGAGACACGAGAGCACGATGGCGCGTTTGGTCATGACAACACTCAAAGGGCGAGGTAATGATTCACTGCCGGCACCGTGGCGGCGTCGGTCGGGGCCGGGGCCGGCTGCAGCCAGCCGGCGTGGTCGAGATCGCGGTACTTGAAGCCGTTGACCGAGCCGATTACGAACGAGTCGCCCTGGGCAAGAATGGATTCGGCGTCGGCCCGCGTGATCCAGAACGAGCCGTCCGGTTGATCGGGCGGGTGCTTGCCCCCGCCCACGTAGGAGCCCCAGCTGTTCATCAGCAGGACGCCGTCACGGGGATTCTTCATCGGGGTGGCGGATCCCGGCCCGTTGTTCTTCGCGTACTTCGCCGCCACCGCGACCATGCAGTGGTTCCAGTTGCCGGCCCGCCGGCAGAATCCATCGGCGTCGCGGTCGCCGGACGCGAACCCGACGTTCGAGCACACCGGGACGCACATGCCCGACTCCAAACTCGACACGAGCGAGTCCCAGTCTTCGCAGAGGGCGACCGCCGTGGCGGTGTGCTGGTTGGCCAGCACCGCGAGTGGCTTCGGCACGCCCGAGTTGCCCCACGCCCGGGAGCGGTCGATCGAGTAAGCCGAGAGATCGACTTCGCCGTACTTCTGCCGGTACAGGATCCCGCCCACGGTGGTGTCGCGGCACCGGCCGGACACCCAGCGGGCCGCGGCCCCGCCGTAGGAGCCGTCCGAATACCCGGCCGTGACCACCGGCGGCATCCGCCCCGCGGTCCGCGAGCCGCCGTAGATCGGCTCGGTCGCCACCAGCAGCGGGCACTCCGCCAGCCCGCCGGCAACGTGGTCAACGCACTGGCCCACGTAGGAGCCCATCGCCCAGCCAAACGACACGCACGACCCGTGCGGCCCCTGGTTCCACGGCCCGAACGGCTTGCCGTACTTCTGCCGGTGGCAGCGGTCAGCGAACCGATAGAGGTATGCGTCGTGGCCCTTGGCCCCGGCGATCACCTCGGCCCCGGCCTGGCGAAACATCGGCTGGTCGAGCTCGCGGAGAAACTCCCGCGTCCCCTCCGGGTCCGGCAGATAACCGTAGTTCGTCTCGACCTTGTCAGCCAGCCGCGACACGTAGCGGGACACGAGCGTGCCCAGCACCGCCGCGAACACGACGAACGTGATCGCCGACCAGGTCCATTCGCTACTTCGCTGCATCGGTCGCCGCCCTCCCCACGTCGCGGTACGCGGCCACCCACGCCGACCGCTGCTCGGCACTCAGCGGGCCGCCGTCCGTGCCGACAGCCCCTTCGAGATACTTGGCGATCGCGTCCCGGGCGGCCGGCTGTCGGTCGCCGATCGAAATACCCCGGCAGCGAAACTCGCGGACCCGCCGCCGCAGCTCATCGACAGCCACCCCGGTGGCCAGATAGCCCTCCGGCTGGCCCGACGAAAACTGGATCTCGTCCGCGATCTCGTCGCACATCGCCCCCACCAGGACGGCGTCCTCGGACGCCGTGGGGCCGGCGAACAACCCCCGCAGCGACAGCGGGCCGGGGTCGGGGGCCGGCGACGGGCCGGGGGCCGGGCCGCGGGCGGGGGCAAACCCGTACGCGATCGCCGCAGCCACCAGGGCGATGCCGGCGTAGTGGCGTGGCGTGAGCGTGGCGGCTACGGCCTTGGATTTCTCGGCGAGCGGGGCAAGGTGCGGCCAGCCAAAAGCCACGGCCGCGGCGGCGATCAGAGCGAGAGCGATCATCGGACCCTCACGAGCGGGAGTAGTTGTTCAATGGCACCGCTGGCGAGGGCCAGCACCAGGAGCCGGACCGGGCCGCGGGCGAGCCCCCACACCGGCCAGAGCACGAGCGGGATGCAGTTGTCGGCGGCCACGTCGAACAGCCGGCCAACCCCGGTGAGCACCGCGCCCTTCTTCTGGTCGCCGGTCATGCTCGCGACCTCGTCGTACATGGCCATGGCGACCTTCAAGAACGCCACCAGTAGCTCGCCGAACTCCGCCCATGTCAGCCCGTCCGCCGCGGCTTTGCGGGCGTCGGATAGGTAGAGCTCGACGCGGCTAAAATCAGCGGTCATGGGGTCAGTCCGCGTAGGAGCCGAGACCGATCGCGGTGAAGTCGATGCCGTACGTGCCGGTCGGGCCGTTCTGGAACGTCCACGCCCCGGTGGCCGTCGAGATCCCGGTGAGGTAGTCCACCAGGTGCAGCTGGCCGCCGACGCGAACCGCCACGCCCGTGGCCCCCGTGGTGCCGGTGGGTGCGGAGAACAGCACCCAGCCGCCCGTCGGGCCGGTGGGCACCGAGACCAGCATCTCGCGGACGTTCGTGAACACGGCTTTGCCGGCGAACCCGAACGACGTCACCGGGGCGGCGTTCACGTTGATCGTGGACGACCCCACGCCCGTGATCGTGAGCGCGGTGGTGAACGCCACGGTGGCCTGGTTGGGGCCGGTGCCGTTGGTGATCGCACGGGCCGACGACCGCTGTGCCGACATCGACACCTGCGGCTGGGCGTCCGCGTCCGACAGCGACCACGAGATCCGGGTGTTGCCGGCGACCGAGAGGGAGTTGGCCATCAGCGAGTCTCTCCTAGAGCGTGGAGTCGTTTGGCCTCGGCGAGCGTGACGCCGAGTTGAAGGGCGAGCATTTCGTAGAACGTGAGCGGCTTGGGTTGCCCTGGCCGGCGGCTGGTGATCGAGCCGATCCCAACCCGCCGCGACGGCTGGTAGTGAACGTGGTGGCCCGCTTCGCTCGACGATGCGAGCGGCTCACGGCCGCGGGCGGTCTGGCGAAATAGGGAGTCCATGGTCTCTACCCACCATTGTACGGGTGTTCAGGTACGCCGCGGGCGCGCAGAAAATCCGCCCATGCCGCTTGAACTGACGCCCGGAGCTGGTCGATGGTTCCGCCGTTCTGAATCTCCACGTCGCAGTCGTCGCGACCGATCATCCGATCGCTGACGTGCGGGCAGTCGGCCGGCTCATCGCCGGGCCGGCTTACCCACCAAACCTCCCCGCCACGCTCGCGGATCGCGGCGACTTCGTTCGGAAACCGCGTGCCGCAGATGGAGAAGACGGCGGCCCCGGTCTGGTCCGCGAGCATGTCGATCCGCTGCATCGTCAGCCGAACCCACAGGTCCGGGTGGATCAGGTCGCGGCCCCACTCGGTGCCGAGCGTGCGGAGACAGTGACGCACCGTGGTCTCGGC